GGAGGTGGGAAGAAGAAGTAGATGGGGAACCGTGTTAAACTAGCGTTTCCTGAGCAGATGTATAATGCGATTGCATCCGCCGAGACGGGTGGGGAACAGAACCCGTACATCCGTACTAAGGTACGTCCTCCTAAAGGGTCAACTGCGTTTGGTCCTGTACAGCTTACGGGTACTACTGCAGAAGACTTCGTTACGCGCAACCAAGTGTCTCCTGAAGCGGCTGCGTTTTATAGAAGTCGTATGCAGCCTATATATAAAAATTTTGCTTACTATGGTAATGAACCTAATAAGCCTGGGTATGATAAGAAGTGGGAGTATGGTGGTACTGGTGGATTTGATCCTAACGTTGATGCTCAAGGGTATAAAAGATTAGCTACAGATGTGATGTCTAGCTTGTGGAACAAAGCTGGTGGAAACCCTGAGCGCTTTATACAATTGTGGCGCGGTGAAGATAGAGGAGCAGATCCAAGGTACTTCAACAATGTAATGAGCCACTTTAAAGGTATGCAATAATGAACAGGTCACTGTCTGAAGAAGCAGTGGGCGAACAACCCACATCCTCACCTAATATAGCAGAACAAAACATCCCTCTCGACGGTCTATTACTTAATCTCTCTGAAGAACAACAGAAGGAGCTCGTAGCGATTATCAAGGAAGACTATGATAACGCAATGGCAGCGCGTGAGAAGCGTACATGGGGTAAGAAGTCGGGAGAGGGTACTGGGCTTACGTTTGATGAGAAGTATGCAGAGCTTATTGATCTTTATGAAGGTGCTGATGAGAAGCGTCCTGAACAATGGATGTGCGCACGGTCGTTGAAGATTGCTCAAGCGATTGTTGAGATGGCTGTTGCTCGTCTGTTTCCGATGGTGTACAACGAAGATACGATTAGATGGCGTCCAGTACGTTCGACGAACAAGCAGTATGTGCAGCTTGTTAATCGTATGATGTATTGGGTCATAACTGTTTGGATGAAGGGGCAACGTGATGCGTTGCTCTATATACGTAATGCTGCGATGCTCGGTAGTGTGTTTGCTGAAGCATGGTGGAAACGTGAACAACGTGACCTTGATCAAGTGCAACAAGTTCCTGTGATGGGTCCTGATGGTATGCCTTTAGCTGATGAGATGGGTCAACCGATGGTTGTTGAACAACGATTAATGAGCGTTGATGAGAAGCCACAGATCAGGATCATACCTGTAGGTAAGGTACTCTTGCAACCTGGTGCGTCTACGATTGAAGATGATTCGGTTATAGTTATTCAGGATCATACGTATCGTGAGCTGCTTGGAATGCAGAAACAAGGGTTAGCACAGAACGTAACGGACAAGCTTAAGAGTGACATAGATACTAGGATAAGTACTGAGTTTAATTTATCGTTAGAGAAGGCTGAGGATGTTGCTGACTTCAATGCGAAGCGTCGGAACATGCCTATTGAGTGTTTACGTTGGTTTGGGAAGTATGACGCTAATGGTGATGGGTTCGATGAAGAACTCGTTGTATTGATTACGAATAAAGATGAGGTGTTCTTACGGGCACACATGTTGTCTAAGATCTCGAAGACAGGGAAGCGTCCGATTATTCATAAGAACTTTTTAGATCGTATCGGCGGGAAGATGTTGGGGATGGGGCTTTTAGAACAAGTTAAACCTCTTGCAGAAGAGATCGATGCTTGTTTCCGTCAGATGACGGATGCCAACACGATGAGTGTCATGCGTTGGGGGTTCTATGATCCTAACAGCGATTATGACCCTGATGAGCATGTGGCGAAGCCTCGGGCTATGTATCCTGTTAGCAATCCCCAACAGAACGTTTATTTTCCGGACATACAAATCCCTATTGAACGATTAGTGAATGCTATAAAATTGGTCACTGAATTTATTGAGCGGTTAACTGCTGCCTCTAGCTATGTTATGGGTAAGGAATCGGAAGTTGTTGGGGGCTCTGGGACTGCTACACGGACTCAAGCGATTATGTCATCCGCTGATACGCGGTTCAATCTCCCTGCAACTAACCTTAGATCTGGTTTAGCTGAGTTATACACAGATGTGTTTAACTTGTTAGCACTTAATGCTCCTGAAGGTTTAGAGGAGAAGATCTTAGGAGCGCAGTATGAGAAGGTGTTTACTGACGATGTATCCATGCAAGATGCACTTGCTCTTGAGATGGAGTGCTACCTTGCTCCTGCTGCTGATCTTGGTGATAGCAACACACGTCGTCAGATTGCTTCGATGATGTATGATAAATTATTATTAGGTATGAACCCATTGATTACTTCAGATCCTAACCGTATATGGTATACAACAGCTAATTACTTACGCGCTTATGGTGAAGACCCACAAGAGTGGATTGGGAAGCCTGCGTCTTTAAAACCTACGAATGATCCGATGGAAGAACATACCATGATGCGTGATGGTAGGTATACGCCTGTAGAGCCACAAGAGAACCACATGGAACATATTCAGGTGCACACAGAAGAGCTTAAAGGTCCTAACGTATTGTTGTGGCCGCCTGAGCGAATTAAGCTCTTACAACAGCACATTCAAGAGCACATGCAGATGATGCAGCGTATGATGATGTTAGCTGCACAACAGAAGGACATGCAGTCACAAACATCGAAAGGAGGGGACAGTGGAGAAGCTAACAATGGAGCAGCGCCAAATCAAAAGGGAGGAGCTGCAATTGTTGGAGGACAACCAGATGTTTCAGCAGCTCCAAACCAAGCTACGGGCACTCCAGAGCAGCAAGCGTCGGGAGCAACGGGAGGCGGCGTTTAGTAACAATACTCCTTATGCCTTTGGTTGTGAGTGGGCAATATGGGGACTAGAACAAGTAGACATTATACTAGCACAATTACGTGCTGAACTAAAAGATCGTACAGAGAAGACGATTACATACTAAGGAGAATGCAATGATTGATCCAAATGCTCGTCCAGAACCAATGGACGAAGAGGTAAAAGATATTGATGTGCCTGATGATCAGGTTGATGATGTTAAAGAGAAGGACATAGATCTCGACGAAGAAGATACGAATGATGAGGAGTTTAAGAAGTTAGACAATAAAGCGTTTGCGGCATTGCGTAAAGAAGCGGCTGATGCGAAGAGGGAACGAGAAGAACTACGTCGTAAAGTAAGTGAGTATGAGAAGCGTCCAGTACAACGTGTAGAGCAGGCTCCTGTAGTAGATACGAATAAGCGAAGGGAAATGATAGGTGGAATACCTGTCCCTGAAACGAAAGAAGAGTGGAACAAGCTTGCACGTGAGGATTGGCAAGCTGCTGTTGATCTTCGTTCGATTATCAATGCGCGGAAGGTAGCAGATGAAGTACGCAGTGTAGAACGTACATCTCGTACATTAGATGAAGCAAAAAATAAGGTACTACAAAAACACCCTGAGTTGGCTGATGGAACAACAGAGAAGGGTAAAATATATTTAAATATTTTAGAACGTAATCCTGAGTATCTCACAATGTCTAAGGGTCCTATCTTAGCAATGCGGGATATGGAAGATGAAATGGAATCTCTCGGGTATACGAGAGATCAGATCTTTGCATCAAAGAAAGTAGTTGCTCAGAATGAAGCTACCCGTGTAAGTAGAGGAGCGTTAACAAGCGGTGGTAAGATGCCTGAGAAGACAGCACGAACTGTATCTTTATCAAAAGATGATTTAGAGTTCTGTAAGTCTCAAGGTATTGATCCAAAGGATTACGCACGTGAACGTTTACAACTCGAACACAATAAGCAAGGAGCTCAATTATGAGTACAGATAAAAATTTAAAAACTTCCCAACAAGTTGTGGAACATCCACACAACGCACCTTCGGAAAGTGCATCGGCGCGGATTCTATCTTCTGATGATTCTCTCATAGCTGACCTCATGAAAGAGCAGCCAACTGCAGATCAAATCAGTCAGATGCGTGTTAGAGAACGAAAGATACCGAATTTGTTGGAGATTCCAGAGGAGTGCGTCCCCTTGCAAGGGAAGAAGTATCGTTTTGTATGGCTTACGAAAGGGAAAGACCTTTCAGTCAAACTACGTACTAATGGATGGGTGCTGTGTAACAGGATGACTGCACCGTTCATCAAAGAACATCGTTTCGGTGCTCATGGAGGTGTAGAGCAAGCTGGTATGTTGTTAGCGTTTTTACCTGAAGAAGTTGCTCTTAATATGGAGTTAGGTGCTGCTAAAATAAGTCAGCAGAGGGTAAAACACTATACGCAAGATATTTTCAAACAACAAGACAAAGATGCTCCTGCACAATTCTATAAGCCTGTAGATGATGATAAAGATTAACGATAAGGGAATCCTGCTTAATTCAATTCTAATTAACAGGAGATGGTAAAATGGCAAATACTCAAAGCCCTCGCGGGTTACGTGTTGCTGGTCCTCTGTTAGGTTGTCACTACTACCCAGTTGCTGCTTCTTATGCAACTGCGTTGTTCATTGGTGATCCTGTTCTTTTAACTGGAACAAGTAACAATGTAACAAGTGCTGCCGCAGGTTCTGGTAACCCATTACTTGGTGCTATTATCGGTGTCTACGATTCTGATAAGACCCCAGGTACGGTCAATTCTTCAGGTGTGCGTGTAAATTATAAGGTAGCTTCTGTAGCTGCTTATGTTTTAGTCGCAGATCACCCACAACAAGTATTCATTGCACAAGGTGATGGAGACACTTCATACCTTGATATGGATGATTGTGGTGGTAATATTCCATTAGTTGCAAGTACTGCTGGTTCTACTTTGAGTGGTCAGTCTGCTTGGACTTTGGATGATTCAGCAACGGCTAGTACGTCTGTTGGCGATCAAATTCGTTTGATTCGTCCGGTAGAACGTCCAGATAATACAGTGGCGATTGCGTATTGCGATTGGTACTGCTTCATTAACAATCATCAACGCAATGCCGGTATTGTCGGCGCTGGCGTTTAATAGAGGGGGGGCATAATGAATAGAGCACAATTTAGTAAGTCAGTCGTGCCTGGTCTTTTCTCCTTCATGAACTCGGCGTTAACTCGTCGGCCAAAGTTTTATGATCAAGTGACCAAGGTTAAAACATCCAAACGCGCGTATGAAGAAAACGCCTACTACGCAGGTCTCGGTCTTATGGCAGAGAAACCTGAAGGTGAGCAAATCTCGTATGACGACTTCATTCAAGGACCTACGAAACGTTGGACACCAAAGACCTATGGTTTAGGTGTTCGCTTTACGGAAGAACTTATTGAAGATAGTTTATATCCGGATGTTTCTTCTAGCTTCTCTGATATGTCTAAAGAGTTAGGTAACTCTGCTGCAGAAACAATGGAAGTTTTAATCCATGACATCTACAACAGCGGTACTGTAACTACTACACATACTGCAGGGGATGGATTGGCTATTTTCAGTACTGTGCATAAATCCTTAAATGGTGGTACATGGTCTAATAAATCAAGCGCTGATGCTTCTTTGTCTGCTACGTCTTTAAAACAAGGGTTCTTAGATTTTGAGAACGTCTTGAGCGATCGTGGTATTCAACAAGTACAACGTCCTGCGATCTTGTTAGTTCCTCCATCATTAGAGTTTACTGCACGTGAACTTTTACAATCAACATATACACCAGAAGACAACAATAACAGTATCAATGTTATTCAATCTCGCGGATTAAAGTTAATTGTAGATCCTTACTTAACAAGTACTACTGCTTGGTACTTAATTGGGGAAGAAAATCCTGTTATTACTTTCATGCGTCGTGCGCCTAAATTCGCAAACGATGGTGATTTTGAAACAGGTGATGCTAAGTTCAAAGGTACTTTCCGTATGTCTGTTGAAGTTAACAAACCTATTGGAATTTATCGAAACACCGGAGCCTAGTTTTAGGGTAGATCCTCGACGGAGTAAAGTTCCGTCGAGGATTCTTTTAAAAGTGTATAGCAATTCTGCTATTCCAAAATAAGGAGTATACACAATGAGTTATTCACGTACACGTGGTGAGATTGTTGCTTCAGGTGGGTATTATGTTGGAGCAAAAGGTACAGAAACCTTAGTTATCAATTCTGCAGGTCAAACCGTATCTGGTACTTTAAAAACACTTCAAACAACGTTCCTTACTTCTTCAGCAGCTCAGACGCTTTATGCGATTTCTCCTGTTGCAGGTAACGTAACGGCTGTTTATGTGTGTACTGATACAGCGTCAGTAGCTGCAGCATATACTATTAAACATGGTTCTGCTGGTAACACGTTAGCTTCAGGTACAAATACTACTGGTGTTGCTGGTCTTGTATCAACGTTAACGTTGGGTACGGTTGCAGTTACCGCAGGTGAGAGCATCTCAATTGCTCGCGCTGCGCAAGGTACTGCTGCTACTTCTGTTGTTAACATTGTTATTCAAAGGACATCTTAATACATAGTAATCCTCGATATGGGGGGAAGGTCGCAAGCCTGAACCCTGTATCTTCTTGCGGAGGTTGTAATGAATAATAAATATAAGACAGAAGAAGAACGAGTAATAGGCAGGAGAGAAACGTTAAGGAAGAGTAGTAGGCTCTGGTATATAAAGAATAGAGAAGCTAGACTTGAACAGTGCAAGAAGTATAAGAGTAGTAATGCAGGTAAAGAGGTACAATATAAGGCAGATGTTAGAAGGAGAGAGCGGGATCCTATTTCTTATAAAGCAAGAGCTAAATTTCGTTACGCTGTTTATGTAGGTAAGATCAAGCGTCAGCCCTGTTCAGTATGTGGTGAGCCAAATGCTCAAGGTCATCATGAAGATTATTCTAAACCTTATGATGTAATATGGTTTTGTAGCTATCATCACAAGCTTCATGAAGGAAAAATAATAGTAAAGAGAGCAGAAATATGATTGATCTTTTCTTGGCGTTAGCACTAATAATAGTACTCTATTGGCGAACGTTGCCTTATTTGAACTTAATTGATGACATTGTTCCGATGAGTGGGTACTTATATAATGTGCCACAAGTATCACCAGCCCCTGATTTTTATTTAAAGAAGTCGAATAGGTATGCACGTATATGGGCGATCACGGTACATTGTTTGAATACAGTAATGATTTATTTGATATTAGGAGGTAAGGCTGCACTTCTTTTTGCAGTATATCCTGTAGCAGTTAATAATGTCGCCTGGATAACAGGTTCATATTATGCTACAACTACATTCCTTACTCTTACTGCTTATTATTTCTTGACAAAAACAGCTTGGTTCATTGGTGTTCCTCTAGCGATGGCGTTCTTCGCTGCTGCTTTAAATTCAACTGTAGCGACGATTTGCTTTCCGTTTGTCTTTTTATTTGGTAACCCGATTGGGCTATCAATGCTTATTCCTTTAGGGATATTTCTGACAGGGAAACGTTTCACGACGGGGAAAAAGATACGTGAAGGAAACGGTGTCGCTGTTCCTTCTGATATAGCTCCGGATATTTTTACTGTTGGTCGATTAGCTGTTATGGTTAAGACAGTAGCGTTGTATTTATTCACAGCACTTGTTCCTTTGAAGCTTTTATTCTTTAGGAAGTTCGGGGAAGAATATCGTTTTGATCCAGAGTGTAAGAAAACTTTAGATTCATTTAATAAATGGTTTTACTTAAGTATTTTGCTTATTGGTTCTTTTATAGGTGTCGGATACTTTACAGGTAAATTATTCTGGGCATTTTGGTTTTTAGTATTAATTACAGCGTTTAGTAATTATAGATTGTTAGGACAATTCTTTGCTGAACGGTACATGTATCCTGCATGTATTGGTGTTATAGCCATTTTATCTTGTTTCCCTGAACCAATTTACTGGTCATTATTTGGTTTTTATTTATTACGTACACATTTATTTATTCCTGTATTCTCGTCGAACGAACAGCTATATAAAAATGGGATACAACAAGATCCTGATGAGCCTATAAACTATTGTAATTTATCTGACTGGTATTTAATGACTGTAAGAGATATGCCTTTAGCGGGTTATTACATACAAATGAATATCATCAAAGATCCTAAAGATTATAAGGCAGAAATAAATTTCGCTTCTTTTTGGAGAATTATGGGTAATTTAGATTTAGCATTAAAGCATGGAAAGTTAGCTATTGAAAAAGCTAAGGGACGTGCTTGGCCGCATACAATGGCTGTTATAGAGAACCAGCTTAAGTATACAGAGAATGCAATTATTGAGAGAGACAAAGCTAATGCGAAAAAATAAATTAACTTTGTATGATTGTGACCGATGTATGTTTACGTATAAGAAGCATACTTTACGTAAACAGCGTGGTATGTATTTATGTGAGTCTTGCTTTGATACTACCTTAGAGATAGAGCCTCTTAATATGAAGTTTAATTCTCCTCGAAGTGATAGCACAACGATTACGGCTGTGAATAATCCAACTGTATTTACAGTAACGACTGCGGGAATAACTGCTTTAAATAATTCACATATTAATCGTAGAGGTAATTATAACAAATCTTTTGTTATGCACGTCGTTGGTAGTCCTACAACGATAACAGCTAATCCTCAAATAGTAGCTGGTTCTGTAAACAATTTATTAACGATTATTGGTACTAGCGATTCTAATTATGTTACAATCAAAGCAGGTAATGGAACAGATATAGCAACAGATATGGTATTACGAAACGGTAGTATTATTACACTTGTATATAACACAACATCGTCGCTGTGGTGTGAAACCTCGCGATCAGTAGGGGGGATTTATGGCTAGAAAAGTAGCAGCAACAACTCTTTGGACAACAACATCCGTTCCAGGAAGTTCCGCAGTAACGTCTGGTGCTATTGACATTGCAGCAGCGGACGCTTTAGCAGTACATTTAACTGCAATATCAGGTACAACTCCTAGTATTACATTTACATACTCTTTAGCTCCATCTGCTGCGGGTCCTTTTACGGTTCCACAATCCCCAGTTACAATAGGTGCTGCTAAGGCTGCTGTAGATGTTATGGACTTTGCACCAGAAGCTGCAGGAGCAATTAAGATTATTGCTACAAATAATGGTACAGGTGCGGTTGTTCTTACTTCATATTTAGTTATGCAAGAAGCATAAGGAGCTGTTATGGGATTTGCTAAAGGTACTGAGCGTGTCGATACTAATAATACGATTATTAATCATACGGATATTATTATCGAGCGTCCTATTTATAAAGATGTTGTTTTTGAAAAACCTGTTCTCGTCGAGAAAGAGGTAATAACATTTAAGCCTATTGTTAAAGAAGTAATAGTAGAAAAAATTATTATTAAAGAAGTAGAGAAGATAATTGAAGTACCTGTAATTAAGTATGTTGATGTTGTTGTTGAGCGCCCTACTTTTGAGAACATTACTATTACCAAGCCGCATTATGTAGACAAAGATGTTATTGTTGAGCATCTTGTTCCTAAAACTGTCTTTAAAGATGAGATAGTGAATGTTCCTCGCATTGTTTATCAAGATGTAATTAAGAAGATAGAAGTTCCTGAAATTGTTCCGCGTACAGTATATGTGGATCGTACGTCATTTAAAGATCGGATTATTGAAAAAGTGATGGTGCGGGGTATTTGTGCTAAATGTGGACATGTGCATGAAGAGGAAGTTGTAAATGCCTAATCAGCAAATACAAGGTGTTAATATATTTGGGCGTAGTGCGGATGAATACGTAACTATATCTGAAGATGTTAATGGTAATAATGCGCTCAATGTACGTACTTTAGAACCGACTGATCAAGTTTATTATTTCTTTGATAGTGATGGTAACCCTATTTACATAGGTGTAGGTTCTCAGGGAATTGCAACATCTGCATCTGGTTGGGCAATAACAAACATAGTTTGGTCAAGTGGCTTACCTGTCTCGAAAAAACATGCTACTGGTATTTTAGATAATAGAGCTTCGCTAAGTTATACATAGGAGAATATATGTGGTTATTATTTTTATTACTGTTGACATCTAATGTGTATGCTTGGCCACAAGGAGCTGCTACTAGTATTGTTGGAGCTGATACCCTTCCTGTTGATTGTAGTGACCGTGATGTATTCGTGGATACGAATGCTACTAGCGGGCAAAGAATTTATTTATGTGAAACAAATACATGGGTTCAGCAAGGTGGTGCTGGGGGAGGTTCAGGTACTGTATCTTCAGGTACTGCTGACCGTGTTGCTATTTATGATACTGCTGGAACAACAGTAGTATCATCTTCTGTAATTACTGATAACAATACCAATATTGGTATAGGATCAACAACTCCTACACAAAAGCTAGACGTTAATGGTGTAGTAAAAGCGACAACTTTCAGTGGCGCAGGTACTAGTTTAACAGGTACGGCAGCAAGCTTGACTGCTGGTAGTGTAACAACAAATGCTAATCTTACGGGAGTTATAACATCTGTTGGTAATGCAACCTCCATAGCTTCTCAAACAGGTACAGGTTCACAATTTGTTGTTGCATCTTCTCCAACCATCACAACACCTGTTATTACAAGCATTAATCCTGGTGCTGATTTTTCTATCACAAATAATTCTGTTGCTGCGTTTAAATCTTTGAACTCTGGTGCTACGGTTAACACGTTAGTGTTATCAGCAGGAAACGTAGGGGTAGGTTCTCTATCTCCTGGTAAGGCATTAGATGTAAATGGTACGGTTAGGGCTATTGCGTTTATTGGTGACGGTTCAGGGTTAACCGGAGTTTCGACTATTTCCGGTTTGACTACAAACTATGTTACAAAGGCTAGTAGTGCGACAGCGATTGCTAATTCACAGATTTTTGATAATGGTACGAATGTTGGTTTAGGGTCTGCTGTTCCTGGACAAAAGCTCGATGTAGCAGGTACGATCCGTTCAACAGGTTTAGAAGGAACAACTGTTGCACAGATGAATGTTGCAGGTAATCAAGGTATCGCGTTTGATCCTGTTAACGCTACGTATACAACTCCTAAGTTGATTTTAAATACCTCAGGGAATATCGGTATTAATACAACAACTTCTCCGAATACCTTTTATGTCGGTGGTACTGCTGAAGTACAAGGCTTTAAACTCCCCGGTAATGGTGTAGCTGCTGGATATGTTTTAACGGCTGGATCAACAGGTATTGGGACTTGGATGCCAGCCGCCTCTGGTTCTGGTGTAAGTGGCATCACAACAAATTATATTCCCAAAGCTGCATCGTCTACATCTTTAAATGATTCCGCATTATATCAATCTGGTTCTAATATCGGGATAGGATCAACTAATCCAGGTCAAGTTCTTGATGTTAATGGAACAATCCGATCATCTGGAACGATTATTGCAACAGGAACAGGAAATACTTTATTAGCACAAACAAGCGGTAATGTAGGGATTAATTCTGCAACACCAGGTGAGAGGTTAGATGTGACAGGTACAGTGCGTGCTACTTCATTTAAAGGTGATGGTAGCCAATTAACAGGTATTGGTGGATCAATTAGTGGATTGACTACAGGTAAACTTACTAAAGCTGCAAGTTCAACAACGATAGCTGATTCAGTTATCGTTGAGTTATCGGGTAATATTGGTATTGGAAGTTCAGCTCCTGGTAAAACTTTAGATGTAACTGGAACCATTAGAGCTTCTACATATTTTGGAGATGGTTCAAATCTAACTGGAATAGGTGCTGGAAGCAATTATTGGTCTTTAACTGCCGCTGCTGGGAACGTTGGTATAAGTACCACGAATACTGTTGGTATTGGTACAACGATGGGATCCGCTGGATTAACGGTAATGAATGGGAATGTCGGGATTGGTACTTGGAATCCTCTTACTAAATTAGAAGTTATTGGTAATGGTTCACTTTCTACGTATTCACATAATGGTGTATCTATGTTCTATAACGGAGCTAGTCAGACTCTAAATAGCGGAGCAGCATCAGTTGCTAATTTTGCATCGTCCGGTTCTACTACCGATGTAATTACATGGGGTGGTACGTATGTAAATAGCGGATCATTAGTCGGCCAACTTGGTTTTTCTGGTGGAAGTAATGATATTCAAGTATCTGTTAAGAATGGTAACTTGCAATTCCAAGTTGATTCAGCGGCTGCTAATACTGAACGTATGCGTATTGTAGGGGCATCTGGTAATGTTGGGATTGGTACTGTTACCCCTGGACAAAAGCTTGATGTAACAGGAACTATTAGGGCTTCTTCAGGTATTAGTTCAGTAGGTATTGGGACAACAGTTCCGCAGCAATTATGCCGTAAGTCTAATGGTGATTTTGGTTATTTCAATGGAGCTTGGGCGAGTGTATGCAATTAGTAAATTTAATTACTATTTTATTGCTATTAGTAGTTAGTGATGTCTTTGCTGCATGTGATACCCCTATTGCGTATGGTGGAAGTCAGAAAATTATATTCTGCACTAACACCGCTGATACTACATGGACAGCTCCAGGAGATTGGCCTGGTACTGCTGATTCTGTAGAAGTTATCGGTGGTGGTGGTAATGGTGGAAACGCTGGTGGTACAGGTGGCGGTGGCGGTGGTGCATATTCTAAAGTAACTAATTTAACTGTAGCAAGTGGCGCAACAATACAGATTGCTGCTGCTACCCAAGACACTTGGTTTAATGGTGCTAACTGTGCTGCTTCTTCTGTTTGTGCTAAAGGAGGAACAAGTGGTAGTGGAACAAAAGGTATAGGTGGAGCCGCTGCTAGTGGGGTAGGTTCTACAAAATATTCTGGCGGTGATGGTGGGGTTAATGGTGGTGCAAAATCAGGTGGTGGCGGTGCTGGGGGGCCATTAGGAGATGGAGCTGCTGGTGGTGCTGGTGCAGGAGCAGGAGCAACAGGTGGTGGTGGGAATGGTGGTGGAAGCGTTGGACAACCTGATGGTGCTAATGGTGGTGATGGTGGGAATAATAATGGGGGTACTGGTCATGGTACTGGTGGAGCACCTAGTTCCAATGGTACAGCAGGTACAAATGGTGGTGGTGGTGGTGGTGCTGGATCTGGTACAGCCGATGGTGGAGCTGGTGGAGCTGGTACTGAATGGAATGCAACGCATGGATCAGGTGGTGGTGGTGGTGCTGAATCAGGATCAGGGACAGCTATTGGTGTAGGTGGGTTATATGGTGGTGGTGGTGGTGCCAGACGTTCTGCTGCTGGGGCGCAAGGAATAATTGTTATAGTTTATACCGCCTCTGGTGGTGGTAGTAGTTCACATACAAATACGATAAAAGAAGCAACTATTAGGGATATTGTAATTAACTGATGAGATATTTACTCTTAATATTTTTATTGATTCCGAGCTTATCAGAGGCGGCTGTTTGGTACATTAGGAGCGATGGAAATACCTATGGCACTACATCAACTACATGTAATGGTTCTGCTGATGTAGCGTATTCCGCAGGAAATGGCCCTAGCTGTGCAGTAAGTTCTATATATGAAATACTTAGTCATTTAAAGGATGGGACTGCAGCTACTTCTGGGACAACTAGAATATCCGCAGGTGATACGGTTATATTTTCTAAAGCAAGCGATACGTTTGCTATTGGTGCAGATAGATCAAATACTCCTGCTGGATGCAGTTCTTCTTATCCTTATGCTTGTTATCTTTCACCAATTCCTGATGGTGTCGATTCTTCTAATAAAACTAAAATATATGGGTATGGTTATAATACCGGATGTTCTACTTCTACAAGAGTTCAATTATATGGTACTCAAAGTGTTGCTACTATTTTTAATTTAGCAGGATCAGATAATGTTGAAATAGCTTGTTTAGAACTAACAGATCATGATAGCTGTGGTTTTCGTCTTAATCCTTCTGCTTGTTCTGAGGCATATCCAGCCGATGTTGGAGTATATGGACGAGCAGCTATTACAGGAAAAACACTATCTAATATTGTTATAACAGATGTAGATATTCATGGTATGGCATATCAAGGAACTAATATTGGTGGTATTAATGGATTAACAATGACTAGGGTTAATATAGATGGTAGTGCTTATACTGGTTTTGATGGGGATGTAGGACATACAGGTGGAGAGAGTTCTTTCTCTGGTAATTTAATATTTAATACGGTGAACATAAGATTTAGTGGTTGTAAAGAAGCATACCCAAGAAGTAGTTCATTTTCTGCTTCTGATTATTCTAATTGTGTTGACCAAAATGATACTCCTGCTGGGTATGGTGATGGGTTTGGTACATATACAACTTCTGGGAACTGGTATTTTTCTAATGTTAATATATCCCATAACGCCTCTGATGGTCTTGATTTATTGTATGGAGATGGGACTAATAATTTATACATTGATAAATCTTTATTTGAAGGTAATACAGGAAATCAATTAAAAGTTTCTGGTTTAAATATTGAGGTTGATAATTCTATATTAGTTGCTAATTGTAAATATTTGTCGGATACAGGGAAAGTATATAATACAGGTACTTTTGTTAATTGTCGTGCAAATGGAACACCAGTAGCATTGGTTCCTTTTTTAGGTAGTACGGTATTGTTTCAGAACAATTCCATTT